CAAGGCGTCCAGGAGGCGGTAACGGGTGGTCCCAGGGTTCGGCTTATTCAGCAGCTCAATAAGTCCGGAGTCCGTGACCCGCTCCCGGTCCGTATCGGACACCCGGCGGAACTGGTGCAGCCCAAGGGACGCAATGTTCCGGCCCAGGAAATCCACCACGGTCCGGACCGCGCCCTGTGACTTCCAAATGGCGGCATAGTCCGCCGTGTAGTCATCGGCCAGCTTGAGCTTGGCGGCGGGCATGGCAACGGGCCGGGACAGCCCTTGCATGGCCCCTTGAGAGACAACGAAAGCCACGGCCTACACCCCCCGGTCTAATGTCTGGATGAAATCAACGTCACCGCGCTGGATTACGGCCTCACCGTCCACCGGTTGCGGTTGGCTTCCGGCTTCCAGGGCAATGGCTTGGCGTAGGAACAGCAGGTCCCCGGCCTTGCGGACCAGTAGGCCCTCCAGCCCACGCCCGGACTTGAGATTGATAACCACCCGGCGGGCCACCAGGGTCCGCCAGGAATAGGCCCAATCGGTGACCAAGCGGACCGTGGCCAGGATTGCGGCCACGCCCACCAGGATGACCACCACAATTTCCAATACCGCCACGGCGGGCCGTCCTTTCAAACCACCATTAGGTCCCCGGTTTCGTATGCCGATACGGGGACTACTTCCACCGGCTGGAGTACGTCCCACGCGGCCCCGGTAACGGCCATGAGGGGAGCCGCGCCGTATGGCGAGCCCTTACGGTTCCAGACCCACGCGTCCCCCAGCGGCTTGGTAACCGCGGTGCCCGCCGCAAGGTCCAGGACAGGTTGGGGAAGATGCCAAACCCGGGTGGGCCGGTCCTCTTCCGTTTCGTTTTGGGTCAGGTCCGGAGTCCAGACGTGGGCCTTGACGCCGTCATAGAACTTGCCGCATCCCCCGCCCAGGTCAGTGCCGCCCCACTCCACCACCGTGACGTGGTCCAGCTCTTGCAGGGCCGCGATAAGCCCGGACGCTGGAGCGCCGCGGGCCTGTACCACCACCCGCAGCGGGTTAGTGGAGCTGGCCCGTTCCTGGAACCAGTCCACGGTCCATTCCGAGCCGTAGCGGGCCGCGATAATTTCCACGTGGACCCCGCCGTCCTCACGACGGCCGGCGGCGGCGATATAGGACCGGGTCCGGTCATGTTCGGTATCAATGCAAAAGGTCACCGGGGACGCTGCAGGGATGGCGGACGTTACGTCCTGCCCGGCCTCCCAGGAACCCGGGGGGAAAGGCCCCTCATTCGTCCCGTCATTCCACTGACACAAAACCTCAGTCCGGAACACCCATTCGGGATCGGTCTTTCGGGCCGATGCAATGGCCCTTTCCGTGATGGCATAGCCAAGGGACGGGTTAGCCCAGGCCCAACCGTCCCGGTCATCCAGGGAACAGCCCGGCGGCGCGGACCATTCGAAAATGCCCAGGCTATCGTCCTCCCCCTCCGGGACGACGTCGTCCAGTTCGGCGGGCAGGGCTTCCAGCAGTTCGGGGGCCAGGCCATCGGCGTTGATGCCGTCCGGGTCCCCAAGGGACGCGTGGGCCATCTTCCGCAGATACCGGAGGACGATGGATGACGCGTCCCCGGCGTTGGACAGGGCCAGGATAATGGCCATGGCCCGGGCCATCGTGGTTTTGGTGATGGCCCCCCAGGCGTCCCAGCTTTGATGCTCCCGGAGTTCGTCCAACAGGATGAGGTCCCCGGACAGGCCACGGCCACCGCGGCGGCTGGCCGTCTGGACTTTGTACCGCTCCCCCGTGGTCAGGTCCAGGGACTTTTTGCCGTTCGTGTGGTTTACCTTTTTGATTTCGTCCGCAAGGTCCGGGCATTCCTCCGCGATTTCCACGGCCCCGGCCCATACCTCTTCGGCAATATCCAAGTTTTGGGCGGTGCCGATGACCAGGCGGGCCGAACGGACATACATGAAAAAGAGCGCCAGGACTTGGGCAAGGGTGGACTTACCGTTCTGACGTGCCACCAGTAAAACCACGGTCCGAAACCGGAACGTCCCGTCCGGCATAAGCTCCAGGGCGTGAATGAGGAACCACTTTTGCCACGGGAACAGGACCAGCCCCAGGACGTCCTCCGCAAATTCGATGCAAGCGAACCCGGCGGACGTCCGCGGCGTCAATTTCCGCAGCGGCGGCGTGTAAATCCGTGGGACCTCATGCCCCACCAGCGGCCTTACGGCGGCGCGTGGTGCCGGTTTTCGCCGTGTTGCCGCCTTGGACGCTCCGGAGCTGTGCAAGTTTCCCGCCCCCCTGTTCCTTTTTCTCGCCCAGGGCCTTACGCCCGGCGGGGGTCAGGCCCAATTGTTCGCAGTATCGGAGGTACACGGATTGGGTGACGTTATCGAACTTGCCGTCTATGACCGGGAAGTCCGGATGGTCCAGGGTTTCGGCCAGCTTCCGGAGGACGGCCACCGCGCCCTCATCCATCGGCGTGATGATTCCAGCCCTAACGCCCTCTTGGATTGCGTCATTCGTGGTCTGCCAAATGTCCACGGCTCACCCCCCGGTCTGGACCGTCAATAAGTGTTAGACGTAAAATCGCGCGGGCGCGTGACCCCGGGTAAGGCCCCGGGGGGAGAGGGATCACTGCCGGCAAAGGGGCCAGGACCCCCCAGGTGGAGCGATTCAGACCCCCTTACCCCCGGGGTCTGACATTCCGGGAGGTGTAGGGGGTCCGGGAGGGGTTCACCACGTCCGGGAGAGTAGACCAAGGCTTAGCGGCGGTGGTTTGTTGCCCCGTTGTTTATTGCAGCGTGAATGCGCCGATGCAAGGTTGCCAGGGTCTTCCCTCAGTTCGGGATGAGTAGACCATGGCTTGACGTGGTCCACGCTGAATGCCATGTCATCGTCCGGCGGTAGTGAGTAGTCAATGGCCAGCCCGCATAGCCAACAGTCCAGACCCTTGGCGCGTTGGGCTTTGGCCAGGGCTTTGGCCCGATGGGTTCGGCGTGAGGTGACGGCCCCGTCCATGGGTGTACCCCCTCCCCTATGTGGTGTACCCCCGCCCCCGGGTGGACCACCCCCCATGCCCCCGGCGTCGGACCGGATGGGGGGACGGGCATGGAGGGCGGACCCCTACCCCGCCTATGCCCGGCCTATTCATCGTCCGGGATTACATGGGCGGGTGCCTGTTGGATAGGTGCCCGGGTGGCGGTTCTCACCAGCTACACCCGGGCCACCTCTTCCCCCTTGGGCCGTGGACCTCTACCCCTAGTTGTCCGGCTATGCGAAAGGCCCCCGCCGGGAGGACGGGGGCCTTGCGCTTAGGGGGGCGGTTCCTAGTAGTGACCAGGTGGGGGAACCACTTGGGGGGAACCAGGAACCTAAGCGACGGAAGCGGCGTAACGGGAGCCGCAGCCACTTCGGCCACCTGCCAACCAGTGTTCACTAGCAAGAGACGTCTAGTCAAGCTGGACGTTACGCGCTTTTGTGTTATCCGTCACAGTGCTTACCAATTCGGTAAATGTCGGGGGTTTCAGGTATTAAGGCGGTCCGCGTCCCGGACATAGACGGCGGGTTCCTTGGTGACCTGTTCCACCCATGCCATGCCCCGGGCGCGGCATTCGGGCCGTCCGCAGACGGCCACGGACGCGTGGGGCCGGGTGTTGGTGTACCTGCCCGGCTGGTTGGTCACTATGCCCGCCCGCTCCCGGTGGTCATGGGGGCAAGGGTCCTGCAGCCGGTGAGCGCCGCCGGTCACCGGGTCACCAACACGATGATGGATATAACCATGTTGGCCACCGCCGCCGCGGCCACGGTGCCCAGCATGACCCACATAACGCGGTCCGGCTTGCGCGGGCCGGTCACTGGTCCCGCTCCCCGGCCTTGGGCTTGCCCAGGGCGCGGCCCAGGCCCTCCAGGACGTCCTTTAGGCCCGGCTCCAGGAGGTGTTCCGGGCGGTCCTCTGTCCTCTCCCGGGTCCACCCGTCGCCCAGGGTCACGGTGATGACGGTCCCGTCTATCGGTCCGTTGAACACGTGGGGGCCGCTATGGTTCTCCCCTGCCAGGCACGCGCCCAGGTGGGCCAGCCCGGGGGCCTCATGCGGTTGGCCACACTTGGGCGTGTCCGGGTGACAGGTGCAGGGGCACACGTCCGCTTGGTCCGCGTCCATGTCCCACCCGTAGCCGGGGCATTTGCCGTGGTTATCGTCCCGGCAATCCGGGGACAGGTCTATGGCCATTATTTCGGCGTCCCATCCGGGTTGTAGTTGGACCACGTGGGCGTCCACTCTTCCGGGTCCTCCACTAGCTGCAGGGTGACGTCCTCCAGCTCCCCTACCCGCATATTGAGGACGTCCGGGGTCAGGCCCACGGGTTCGGCCCGTTCCAGGTAGCCGGACACCAGGACGCGTTGGTTGGCCATTAGAGCAACACCCAATCGGTCCTAACCCAATTCAGGTAATCCGGCTGGAGCATGAGCAAGGCGGCATAGCCTTGGGCCTTGCCGTTGGTTTCGGCCAACAGGTGGGACGGTTCCGGATGGTTCGCCCATTCCTCCCCGGTGATGGCCCACCGTTTGGTGTAGGCGTCATCCACGCGGCCCGGGATGAGTCCGGCGGTTACTTCCAGGATGAATTTAGCGGTTTGCGGCTGTTCGTTACTCATGGCCAAA